AGGAACTTATATTCGCTGCTATACATCACGACTTAGGTAAGGTAGGTGACTTAAATCAAGATTATTATATCCCACAAGATTCCGAATGGCATCGTAAGAATAGAGGAGAAATATATACACATAATCCGAAACTTCAATATATGTCCGTTACCGATAGAGCGATTTTTCTTTTAAATCATTTCGGTATCTCTATGACACAATGGGAATATATCGGATTACGTTTAACTGATGGTATGTATGAAGAAGCAAATAAATCTTATTATATGACTTATAATCCTGATTGGGCGTTGAAATCTAATATAGCGTACATACTTCATCAAGCTGATATGATGGCAACACACATTGAGGGCGATGAGTGGAAACGAGCAGATGAAGAATATAATACTCAACTCACCACTAATATAAAACAAGCGGTTGAGACTAAAACAGAAACTAAAGAATTATCACCTAAATTGACTGCGAAGTCACAAGATTTATTTGATGAACTTTTTGGGGATAAATAATGTTATTAGAAATAGGTCTTGGATTAATGATTGCTTTGTTTGTAACTTCATGTTATGTAATATGGAACTTATCAACTAAACAAGAAATGTTAGAAGATTGGGTAGAAGATTTTATAAATGTGATAGAAAAAATAAATGTCGATTTAAAGCAGGCCGATTACAGAGGTTCGTTTGAAGCTGATGATGAAGTCGGAATAATATTTGAAGAGATTAAAAATATAATAAAACAATTAGATAGATTTAGAGGAGAAGAGCAATAATGCCATCAACACAAACATCAGGATCAGCAATTAAAAATAAAATGCCAGTAGAACCTAAGAAGAAGAAAAAGAAAAGACCAAAGAATTATTATTTTCACCAAGGAACTGAAAAGGCTATAATTCGTTATAATAAAACAGATGATGCCAGATTGAAGAATATTATTTATAATGAACATATTGCATATGCTTTTGATAAATTAGCTGAGAATATTATTCACACCTTTAAGTTTTATTATTTTGATGTTTCTTCTATAGAAGTAAAGCACGAAGTTGTATCTTTTCTTGTAATGAATATGCATAAATTTAAAGAGGGTAAGGGTAAAGCCTTTTCTTACTTTAGTATTGTCGCTAAAAATTATCTTATTCTTAATAATAATAAAAACTACAAAATGGGCAAGATACATTCTGAAATGAAGGTATTAGATTACAAAAGAAATATTACTTCTGAAAGGCGTGATGCTGATAAATCAAGTAATGCTGAATTATTTATAAATGAATTACATAGATTTTGGAATAAAAATCTTACTAATATTTTTCGCAGAGATAAAGATATCAGAGTTGCTGATTCTGTTTTACATATATTTCGTATAAAGCAAGATATTGAGAACTTTAATAAAAAGGCTCTTTATATTCTTATTCGTGAAATGACTGGTTCTAATACACAGCACATTACTCGTATTATAAATGTGATGAAGAAGTATAATAAAAGGTTACAAGCTGAATTTGAAAAGGATGGGATGGTTGATGTAAATCATACTGGATCATTACTTAGAGAATAAAAAAAAGGGGTCTTTCGACCCCTTTTTTGTTTTACAACTACTTACGAAACAAACCCACCAACACCAACAACGCGACGAGTCCAGCGAAACCTGATTCGCCGAATGTGTTTATGATAGATGTCAGGTTACCAATAACTTTGACGCCAAAGACACCGCTTCCAAAAATTACTTCGGATATAGCACCTATAGCTACAAAAGACAGCATTAGATGAGCTAAGTCATCTATATAGCCTTTTACCATTGTTATTACTTCCTTCATGGTTATTCTCCATTAGTTAACAAAAAAGGGATTTTCACCCTATATATAAATATCATATATATTTATCAAAAGTTAAAAACGGAGATATTTATATATGACTACAATTCTACAATATATCAAGAGGTAAAGCTATGGCAAATGATTATGAAATATTTGAAGGTAAGTCGCTATCTAATTTATTTAAAAATATATATGATAACAGCACCAGAAATAAAGAACAGTTAGAAGTTCTTATGAAAGAGGTTGTTGGGTTTATCAAAGATGGGGATACCGCAGTTCAAATCATTCCTATGTTGAAAGAGTATTTAGAAATCAATGTAAAGAATGATGACCAATTAGTAAAAATGGCAGCTATCGTACAACGTATTATAGCAACTGAAAACAAAGGTGGATCAGAAGATGGATTCAGTTTGTCTGATACTGAAAAAGAGCAATTAATGGGCGCACTTGAAGATGCGGCTACGGATTTACAATCTAGATCAGACGAGATAGATGAAAATATCAAAGAGGTAATTAATTAATGGCGTATTTCTCCGATAAAAAAACAATTGTTCGTGACACCAGTAAATTAGGTGTCGTTGATGGCAATCAAGTTTATGATATACTACAAGAATCTACTGATTATTTTAGAGAATACCATTCAATTGAATCTGCTGTTGTCGAGGCAGTTTACATTAATCCAAGAGATCCTAATTTTCCTACTAGAAAAATGGGCGCGGATGATGTTCCAGATTATTCATTATATGGAACGATTGATGCTGTATTTAAAAAGGGCGAGGTTCTTCCAGGAAATATAAAGCCACTATCAAATCATGTAGTGACATATCCGTTAAAAGGAGAACTGGTAAATATAGCATTTTATAATGGTGAATATTATTATTCAATGCCATTAAATTTAAATCAAGATATTAATATGAACAGAGCTGCTAATCAACGAGGCGATGGCACTGTAACTCCGCAGAGAACTAAATTTAATAGGCGAGTATTTGCTAGTTCTGGAGATACTGTAGTACAAGGAAGATTTGGAAATCACATAAAATTAGGTAGTGATAGTATATATGAAAATCCCAGTATAAGAATAGTAACTGGACAATCACAAACGCTTCCAAATGTACAATTAAAAAATGTAGATTCAAAATTTCTTCAAATGGAAGATATAAATAATGATGGTTCTTCTATATATATGACATCTGGTCCAGAGCAAATGAGCCCGCCATTGGCTACTGCAGCACCAACACACAATTTTCCACAGCCAAAATATTTATACGGTAATCAAATTATTATAAATTCTGACAGGTTAGTTTTTCAAGCTAAAGGCGTAGTTTATCCAGGCTCAAATGCTGATTTAGATATATCACCGACTGGATGTATACATATGCTTGCTGCTGATGATTTTATTATATCATCTGGAGACAGGGTTGTTATTGAAGTTCCACAGCCAAAATATGATAAGCATGGCAAACGAATGTCAGGGGATTATGCGGGAATATTTTTAGGAATGGATGCTGATGCAAATGGTACTGGAGTTGCTAAGGGCGCAGAGGTAATTGAAACTTTAAAAGGTATGATGGAAGTGATTGAGTCCATAATAAGAATCACTTCTGGTTTGAGAACAGTTGCTGGTGACCAAATAATTTACCAGTTAGAATCTTTGAAGGATTTAAATAAACAATGTAAGGTGATTAAAGATTACCTGCCTGACATAGAAAGCAAAACTGTCATTACGAGTTTTGATTAGGATTTAACAATGGCTCTTAAAAATCTTAAACTCACTGGTGTAACAGAAAAACTTCAAAATCTTCCTGATGGACTTTTTCAAGGTCCTCTACTGAAATATAAAAGGGATTATAAAGCGATGGCTAAGAGAGTTCGAAGGGGGGAGTCGAATGTTGTTGCACAAGAAGCTGAAGGTTATGCTACACTAGGAGCTGAAACGGCTATGCAGAAAAAAGTTACCAAAGAAGATATGGTAAAAATTAAAGATACCATGGCAAAAATAACAAAAATTATTATTGATGCTGGCAAGATCATTGGTGCGGCGGTAACAGCAGTAAAGGCTTTTAAAGCGGTAAAAGACGGTTTACAGTTTCTAGCCGAACTTTCGGAAAAAACAAATTTGATTGCAGCTGCAGCTGCACCGGCGGGTGGAGGACCAATAGCTCTTATTGCTTGGTTAAAGAGGGGGGCTGCTAAAACAGCTATGGGTATTTCATATAGTGCCTCGAATGTTCTGTATTATACTACAAAGTGGACGGGAAGGTATATGAACTATGCTGCTTTAATAGTCGATTTGTTCGCGACAGTCTACAAAGTGTATTTTGTCGGTATAGCATTAAGAACAGCTAGAGCAGAAAAATGGGGTACAGCATCGCATGATGATGTTGTGAAAGCAAACCAAGAAGCTGACGATGCTGCTGTCTATGCGGATGATCAAAAAAATAAGTTTATTAAAGATGTAAGGGCCTCGGGGGAATTTGATGATTCTATTTTTCAAGAAGATGAAGAATTGAATGCGGAATACGAAGATGTGTTAATACATGACATCACATATGGTGAATAACAATAATTAACGAATATAATATTTATATAAAAACAGGAGTCTATAATGGCTAAATCAAACAAATTAATTACATTAATAAGAGAAATAGTTAAACAAGAAGTACAAAAAGAAGTTAAACAGATATTTATTAACGAAGGTGTGAAATCGTTTGCGCAAAAATCTTCTACAGTAGATGACAGTGCTATGGAAGTTCTACCTAAAAGAAAACCCAAACCCAAAAAAGAAGTAACTTACACAAAAAATCCTGTGTTAAATGACATCTTAAATGAAACTGCTAGAGCTGGTGAAATGGATGAGTATCCAACAATGGGTGGGGAAACATTTGACAGTACAAAAATGGCAGAAGCTATGGGATATGGAAATACAATGATGGCTGGAAATGATGAAGATAAGAGGAAAATAGGAGCTGCACAAACAGCTGCTTCTGCTGGCGTGAACCCAAGTGAAGTGCCCGAAGATGTAATGAACGCATTAACAAAAGATTATAGAGGGTTAATGAAAGCTATTGATGAAAAGGACAAAACTAAATAATGGCGAAAATAGAAAAAGATTTAAATCCAGACGTGACTATTGGTTTACAATTGCCTTTAAAACACGACAATGAATTTGGGTTTTTTAAAAGAACTAAAACATTTTTGGAACAAACTAAATCAAATATTAGAAATCTGCTCCTAACAAGAAAAGGAGAGCGATTATCTAATCCTGAATTTGGCTGTGATGTACATAATTTTATATTTGAGCAAATAAGTGGAGATTTTGAAAGTAAAGTTGAAGAGGCAATATTAGAAGCGATGACATCATATTTACCATATGTAATAGTTGAAAATATAAATACTGCACTCACTCCTGAAGGTAAGGATGTTTATGTAGTAAATCTATCCTTTTCAGTAGCTACTGATCAAACTATGTCAAATGAGTTAACTTTAGAATTTCCAGCGGAAGGATATTAGTAGGAGATAATAATGCCGTATACAGCACCAAAGAAATCAGTAAAGGAAGTTAGATACTTAAATAAAGACTTTACATCTTTTAAAGATAATCTAATTGAATTTTCGAAAGTTTACTTTCCAAAAACATTTAATGATTTCAATGAATCATCACCAATTATGATTTTTATTGAAATGGCTTCGTATGTCGGCGATGTACTTTCTTATTATATAGATAATCAATTTAAGGAAAGTTTATTAGCTTTTGCTGAAGAAAAGAAAACCGTTTATAATATGGCACAATCTTTTGGATATACTCCAAAGTTATCCAGCGCTGCTACTACTAACATAGATGTTTTTCAGACTGTACCAGCATCCACATCGGGAGCTGGGGGAACTTATACAACCAAACCTAATTTAGATTATGCTATGAGTTTAAATGGTGGAATGGTAGTATCTTCTAATGGTGGCACGAAATTTGTTTCTGAAGAAGATTGTAGTTTCAAATTTTCAAGTTCATTTGATCCAATGGAAGTTAGTGTATATGAAAGTAGTGATAATGTCGCTGTGACTTACCTACTTAAAAAATCAGTTAGAGTTTCAAGTGGGGAAACAGCAACCGAATACCTTACATTTGCTGCTGGAGAAAAATATAGTAGAGTGGCACTATCAAACACCAACGTTACAGATATAATTTCGGTTACGGACAGTGACAGTAATACTTGGTATGAAGTTCCTTTTTTAGCACAAGATACTGTTTTTACCGATCTAGAAAATAAAACTGCCAATGATGATGATTTAGCTCAATATTCAGACCAAGCTCCATATTTACTTAAACTTTTAAAAACTGCTAGACGCTTTACTACATATATAAGAGAGGATGGAAAAACAGAATTGAGATTTGGTGCTGGAACATCGGATAGTTCTGATGAAGAGATAATTCCTAATCCAGAGAATGTTGGTTCTTCTCTTGCTGGCGGCGTATCAAAATTAGGGCAAGTTTTTGATCCAGGCAATTTTTTAACTACCAAAGCATATGGTCAAGCACCATCAAATACTACCTTAACAGTAACTTATAGATATGGTGGGGGAATTGATCATAACGTAGCAGCTAATTCAATTAGAACTATTGATTCAGTAGATATTACTTTTGATGAAAGCAATTTGGTTGGGAGTTTAATTAGCGCGACAAGAGGATCAATTGCTATAAATAATGTGATACCAGCAACAGGGGGTAGGGACGCTGAGAGTATTGTTGAAGTTAAGAATAATGCATTAGCACATTTTCAAGCTCAAGGAAGAGCTGTAACTAAAGAGGATTATATAGCAAGAACATATGCGTTGCCTGCTAAATATGGAAATATTGCTAAAGCATATATTGTACAAGATACACAATTAGAAGTAAATAATGGAAGTACTGGTCAAGTTCCAAACCCGTTTGCATTAAATCTTTATGTTTTGGGATATAATAGCAGCAAACAATTATCCACTTTAAACCAAGCAGTTAAAGAAAATTTACAAACTTACCTGACCCAATTCAGAATGATTACGGATGCTGTAAATATTAAGGATGCTTATACGATTAATATAGGTGTTAAATTTAATATACTGACGAAGGTGGGATATAATAAACAAGATGTTGTTTTACGAGCAATACAAAAAGTTAGGGAATTTTTTCAAATAGACAAGTGGCAAATTAATCAGCCAATAGTTTTAGCTGATTTAGCTTATCAAATATCTTTAACGGAAGGAGTGTCTGCTGTTGTTCCTCCTGAAGAAGATAATCCTAATGGTTTGCCAGTTTTAATTACAAATAAACATTCCGCTTCTAATAATTATTCAGGCAACGTATATGATATTATATCAGCAACAAAGGATGGTGTTGTTTATCCTTCAATAGATCCAAGTTGCTTTGAACTTAAATTTCCAAGTACAGATATTGAAGGCCGTGTAGTTGGAAATGCTGCGGGAGGTAACTAATGAATTATTTTATTTTCCCAGATGCGGATACAACGTTATATCAAGCAAGTGCAAGTCAGAATACTGGCTTAGACGAAATATTAGAAGTAAGAAAAGATTTAAATGACGCGGGATCAAATCCAAAAGTATCTAGAGTTTTAATGAAATTTGATATGAGTGATATATCACAATCAATGCACAGGGGAGTTATAAGTACTGATGCTAAATTTTATTTAAATCTTTATGACGCCAATCCTACTAATTTATCATATACTCAATCGCTTTATGCTTATCCCGTCAGCCAAAGCTGGGTTGTCGGTGAGGGATTTTTTAAAGACAGCCCCATAACATCAGAGGGCGCTAGTTGGAGATACAGAGATGGTTTGAATTCGGCTACATTTTGGACAGGTTCTATGACAGGTTCAGGAGGTACTTGGTATAACAATTATTACGGATCTCAGTCGTTATCATATCAAAGTAAAGACATCAGAATGGATGTTACTCCTATTGTAAATAGATGGTTAGATGGAACTATTCCTAATGATGGATTTATGATAAAGAGAAGTGGTAGCGTTGGTAATGGTGATACTGGCGTAGAAGAAGGAAATAATGATGTATTAGGAAATTTTTCATTCTTTTCCAGACAAACTAATACAATATATCCACCTAAATTAGAAGTAGAATGGTTTGATACGAAATGGAGCACTGGTTCATTGAGTGCACTATCTTCAGCTGAATTAGAAGATGCTGTATTTTATATGAAAGGATTAAGACCAGAATATAAAGAAAAATCAAAAGTAAAATTTAGGTTGGTTGGAAGATCAAGATATCCAACAAAATCTTATTCTAATACATCTTCTACATATTTAACAGCAAAATATTTACCAAGCGGTAGTAAAGAAAATATAGGTGGTAACGGTAGTTATTATTCTGTTAGAGATGATCAAACCGAAGATGTTATCGTACAATATGGTACTGGTTCTATGATAAGTTGCGACTCAACAGGAAATTATTTTAACTTTTGGATGAATGGACTGCAATCGGAGAGATATTATAGATTTGAATTTAAAGTAGTTAGTGGAAGTAATACTTCAGATGAAACTATCCAATACTTTGATAATGATTTTGTTTTTAAAGTTGTGAGATAAAAATGCCATACACACAAGAAGAACTTCAAGAATTAGAATTTTATCAAAATCTATTATCTGAAGATGAAGAACGGTATTTAAATGAAAGAAATATTCATATTCTAAGATCTCAAAATTCTGGATCAGCTGATCTTGGAGCAACTTCTAGAGATATTGATGGGACTGTTTTAATATTTGAAAGTCCATATACAGGAGAAATTTTTGATGACCAAAGTCCTGAAAATATGGTAGTCGCTTCAAAGATTTCGCAAAATTTAAGAAATGATATTACTATTAATGATATTATTGGCAGAACGTTTGGTGAATTTTAATGGCTAATAAACTTTCATCCAGAGATAGAGAATTACTGTACACGCACACGGACAGAATAATTGGTCAAAGACCATATGAAGCTGGTGAATTTAAAATGCAAGATCGAGATTTTATATTATTTGAACTTCTTGATATTAGTGGCAGAACAATATTACATAAAAATTTATCACACGCGGCTGCTTATAATCATACTGAAACGCATTATGGATTATATCCAGCGGTAGATATAAAGGAAGCTGGATTTAAAAGCGGAACTTTCAAGGTAAGATATCAGTTTTTAAGAAGAATGGCGGGAAATGATTCTGCTGTTTTAGTAAAGACACAAAATCCTAATCAAGGAATAATTTACCCAAAGGACAATGACTTTCATATAACTGATGATGGAAAAGTTTATATTGGAACTGAAGAAAACTATAAAGAGAATGATGGTCAGGTAGAACAATTAAAAATTGAAAGTTTAAAATATGAAATAGAAGCAATATCTCCAAGTAGAACTGAGATTAGGCTGAAAGCAAAAAATATAAAAACATCTGATGTGTTGGGGGACAGAGGATCTTACCAAACCGATTTTAGTAATCTTCAAGAAATTACAAGATATTATAATATAAAGGAAGCAGGCGGAGCAGGCGTATTTAGTTTTATAGGCGATCCAAATAACACAAAAACGATTACTGTAACATCTCCCACCTTTGCGGCCGCAACTCCGCACAACGGTTTTCATGAAAGTATGGTGGGCGGGAATTTTATAATTAAGAATGTATTTAAAATACGTGAAACCCTTGAAAAACAAAAAAGTGGAATTAATATAATTCCAAATGCTTCATTAGAAGAATTGGAATTTGATGATGGGGGACATCTTAAAATTGGAGCATTAGTATCACCTGATTGGGATGAAAGTTTACATTTTAATGCTGTTAAGGCGGTCGGTTGGGATAGCGGCTTTATGTCAGTAACAGCATTAGGTGATGCGTATTCGGACACAGAAGGAATAGGGTATCACGCACACGCCGTACAAGGAGAAGGAGTAAATGGTGGCGTGTGTCTTAAATTTCCTGATATGAATGAACCCTTTATGGATACGCAAGGGTGGTATGGTGATGCACATAGACTGTTAAAACTAAGGACTTCAGTTTTGCCTGCTTTACAAGGTATTGATATAGCTGCTGGCGATGAGATGAATATTAGTTTTGATTTAAAAACTACTGCACCAGGAAAGGGAGTTAACGTATTTGCAAGGTATCCCCAAAAGCTTCCAGATGAGCCGATGCCAACTCACCCATTAATGCTTGATATTAGTCAAGTATTAGCCGCTCAAGAAGCTTCAAATGCTGAAGAAAGTCCAGGTGTTTCCAATATTTTGCCGGAAGGCTATCTATCTAATACCAGTGATAATGCTCAAGGAATAGAAGCTATGCCCAGTAATGATTCTAGGGACTACGAGCAAGGGTATGCGTCGGGTGCGATAGGAATGACTACCGCGAATTATCAAATTGGAGGGACTGGTCATTGGAAAATAGTAAATATAACCACCAATTGGCAGATGTATGATAGTGATCCACCGGATTACGAAACTTGGGAGTGGGGTCCTAATTTACACCATGCTATGCATAATGGCCAATATACCGCAGCAGGCATGCTTAGTCCAGGGGGCGGCTGGGAATGGGATGGCGGCCAGTGGATTTCCAGATCATCGATTTCAACTCAAGCGATGGACATTTTAGAGAATTATAAAGTAACACCAGTAAATGATGCTCCAGCTGATCCTCCAGCAGGATTTATGGAAATAACCCAAGAACAGATAGACGCAATGATAGAAACTACATCGGATGTGAACCCCCCACCAAATAATTTAAAAGATATACTTGATATGATTGCGGAACCTGCGGATATGTCTCCAAGTGATTATGGCGACTCACACGCATACCCAATTGTATGTTAGTTGAATGCGCCGATGTTCAATGCATTTGAGTACTGGTTTAACAATCTTGTTGCCCCGCCTCCTTGGCCGAGTCTATTGTACGATGTTGATGATACAGCCCAGGACTAGTCTACCATGCT